TTGTATATTGTATATTGTATATTGTATATTGTATATTGTATATTGTATATTGTATATTGTATATTGTATATTGTATATTGTATATTGTATATTGTATATATAAAAAAATGAATTAAGATAAGAATAATGAAATAATTAAGAAGATAATGGAAAAATATTATAGAAAAAATTATAATAGTAGTAATGTTAATTTGGGTGTTGGTGATATAGATATGCAAATAATAGAATGGTGGGCGCAAGATGAAGAAGAAAGTGACGTAGACACAGACACAGACACAGACACAGACAATTCTACTAAAGATAAAAGTGTTTATGTAATACGTTGTTTTGGAGCTACAAAAGAAGGTGTATCAGTTACGTGTAAGATAACTGGTTTTAAGCCATTTTATTATATAAAAGTGCAAGATAATTTTAATAAAGTAAAATTGCATAGTTTTCTAAGTTATATAGAATCAAATTATATGTTGAAAAGTTTTAAAAGTCCACTAGTAAAAGAAAATGGAAAACATAAATCTTGTGTTGTGGAGAAAAAGGATTTATTTGGTTTTAGAAATGGTAAAAAGTATAAATATGTAAAATTAGTATTTAGTAGTTATTCTGCATTATTAAAGAGTAGATGGATGTTTAAAAAGCCTGTATCAATAAATAATGTAACAGTATCACCGACAAAATTTAAATTATATGAAAGTAATTTCGAACCTTTTATGAGATATTGTCATATAAAAGATATTTTAATGGCTGGATGGATAAAACTTCCAAAAGGAAAGTATAAATTCACTCGGGATACTGCTACAACACAATTAGAAGTATCAATAGATAGAAAATCTGTTGTTTCTCTTAAAGAAACTCAAGATATGGCTAATTTTTTACAAGCTTCATGGGATATAGAAGTATATAGTCACGATAGAACATTTCCTGATGCTAAATTTAAAATAAAAAATGGTGATGGAAAAGAATCTATTTCTGCAATTTATCCCAATGAAATTTTTCAAATTGCTACAATGTATCGTTATACAAATGAAAAAGACACTCTTGTAAAACATTTACTTACATTAAAAAAGTGTAATAAAATAGATGATCCAAATGTTATTGTAGAAGAATGTGAAACAGAAAGGGAATTAATTAAACGTTGGGTTGAAATGATATCAAATATGGACCCTGATATTTTCTATACTTATAATGGAGATTCATTTGATTGTATGTATTTAACAGAAAGAGCTGTTTTATTAGGTTTATTAAATGTTAAAACGTGTGGACCAAAACAGAAAAAATCAGGTTATTTTTTTAAAATGTTGAGTAGAATGACAGAAACTGAAGCAGATATTAAAAAAGAAGTATTTAGTTCTAGTGCATATGGTGATAGTGAATTTAATAGAATTTATATACCAGGTCGTTTAAATTACGACTTGTTAATTCATTATAAAAGAGGTATGAAAAAATATTCAAGTTATAAATTAGATTCAATTGCATCAGAAATATTAAAAGAAAGTAAACATGATGTAAGTGTAAAAGAAATTTTTGATTACTATCAACAAGGAGATCCAGAAAAGATAAAACAAATTGCAGAATATTGCATACAGGATACAGCTCTTTTACAAAAATTAGTTGATAAACAATTAATTTTAACAAATATTATGCAATTGGCGAATGTTACATTTGTTCCTATTGGATTTTTAACAACAAAAGGACAAACAATTAAAGTCTTTTCTCAATTATTAAGAAAATCAAGACAAATGGATTTTTTAGTACCTCATACAAATTTTAATGAAGATTCTTATCCAATATATGTTAAATGTAAAGATCCACATCCATTTGACGAAGGATTTGATGAGAAACTTTATATTGATATAAATGTTGGAAAAAGTCAATTAGGTAATTCAAAAATGACGAAAATAACAGGTAAAATTTCAGAAATTATAGATGATAGTACATTTGTTATATTATCTGATACAGAATTAGTACAAGAAATATTTAATGTAAAATATACATATAAATATAAAGATTATTCTGTTTCAAGAATCTTTCCAAAAGATGATGCTGTCGAAGATAGTTTTACAGGAGCCACAGTTTTACAACCACAAACTGGCATTTATTTAAATGATAATGTAGCTGTTTTAGATTTTGCTAGTTTATATCCAACAATTATGATTAGTAGAAATTTATGTTATAGTTCTTTTGTATTGGATAAAAAATATTTAGGTATAAAAGATGTAAAATATGAAAGAATAAAATGGGATGATCAAGTAGAATATAAATTGCGTCAAACTTGTGAAGCAATTGGTAAAAGTGGGAAGAGTAAGGGGCAAGTTTGTGGTAAACCTGCATTTTTCGAAATTGAGAGTGAAAAGAAGAGAACTGACGAAAGAAATGAAAAAAGTTTTGATTATTATTGTAGAATTCATGATCCTTTAAAAAAAACAAGATCATCAGATGAAAAATATCAAAAAAAGGACGTTAGTTATGATTACACTATTGTACAACCAAATATAGATTCTGAAACAGGTGAAGTAGTAAATAAAGGAGTTTTACCGGCTTTATTAGAAGAATTATATACCGAACGTAAAAGAGTTAAACGCGAAATGGCTAAAGCAGCAAAAGATGGTAATAAATTACTTGAGAGTATTCTTGATTCAACACAATTAGCTATAAAAGTATCTTTGAATTCTACTTATGGATTTTTAGGAAGAGGTCAAGGAAATTTAATTTTAAAGGAATTAGGTAGTATTGTTACAGCAGTTGGAAGAATGCTTATAGAACAAAGCAAAGAATATGCAGAAGGAGATTTTTTAGATTATATTCGTGAAAATAATATTTTAACACAAAAGATAGAATACAAGGAATTTAATTTATCAAAAGAAGATAAACAAAAAGTATTATCAAGTTTTAAAATATAATAAAATTGAATAAGATATAATTTTAGAATAAAATAAATTAATGTCAAAGATAGTAGAAGGTAATTTTGATTATATATGGAATGAAATTGATAAAATTAACAATGAAAATACATTAAATAAACAAGCAAAATACGATGAATCTATAACTTTTTGTAAAATATGTGAAAGTACAAATCTAAAAATAGATAATAATATTATTTGCGGAGATTGTGGGTTAATATTATCAGAATATAGAATTTCTGATAATGCAGTATTTAATGGCTCTGAAAATATAGATTGTAAATTCAAGAGTACTTCTATTAAATCAAAAAGATTATCTAAAATGCAAGAATGGTATACTTGGACAAATGAGGAAAAAAATACTTATAAATTAAAAGAGTATATAAAAGTATTATGTGCGCGTTTAGATATTGTAGAATCAATAATATACGATATCATTTATAAATCAATAATTGTAATGAATACAGTAAAAAAATATGATGGTACAAAAAGAGCTCGTGTAAAAGATGGAATTATAATTACTTGCATTCATCATATATCAAAATCGACACTTACACCATATTGTTATATTGAATTAGCTAATAAAATAGATTTAGATATAAAATATGTTACAAAAGCTGAAAAGTTTATATCAGAATTGATAAATATGAAAAGATTAGAATTCAAAGAATTTCAAGAAATGAAAAAAAAGAATCCTTATGATTATATTATTTCTACCATGAAACGAAATAATATTAAAGTATCAAATGATATATTAAAAAAAGCGAAAATATTAATAGAATTATGCGAAGATAATGATATTTTACAAGATCATACACCACTGTCAATTGGATGTTGTTGTTTTTACTATATTTTAAAAAGTGAAAATATAGATATTGATTTGAAAACATTTTCTAATATTTATAATATCTCGATTGTAACAATTGTAAAAACTTATAACAAATTACTTTTATATAAAAATAATATAGACAAATGGCTAAATTAAAAACGCATTTATTTTAAAAATAAAATTACAAAATACAATATACAATATACAATATACAATATACAATATACAATATAAAAAGTTAATCAAATTTTACAGTATAACTAACATTTTGTTTACATACACTTCTCGAGGCAGAAATGCTTAATGGTTGACGTTTTTTACAACTATCTGACTCACTACTTTTACTAGCAGTTTCCCTATTCGCTTTTTTCATTTTTAATGAATTCTTCATATCTTGCTCGATAATACTTAGATTATTTTTGACAAATGTCAAAATATCGTTTTCAAAGCACCATCTAAAGAAACAAAGTTGTCCACAAGATGTTTCAATATAGTCATTTTCATTATAATAAAAAATAATCTTATTCTTACGACAAAAAGGGTCAAATTGACGTTTACTGAAGGACTTTAATTGTAATTTATAATTTTGATATACATCAAATGATCCTTTTTTTGAAAAAATAATCGTTCTATGTTTTTTTGAATAATTTGTAATAAACCAGTCTAAAATACGTAAAGAAACAACACTATTTTGATCAATGATATTTTTTATTTGTTCAATATAAATCGCATTTGTATAAAATTCAGTTAATGATTTCATTAATAAACTCAATTTTGTGTCTACGTCAAAATCTGTTTGAGTATAAATCTCATCTTCTATCTTTATAGTTGATTTGATTTTACTAATTGCTAATGTCATTTAATCATTATAAAAACTATTTTTTTAAATTAAAAACGCACATTTAAGTGTAAAAATAAATGTAATGTGTTTGAAGAATTAAATAAAAAATTGAATTTGATTTTTAGTTTTTAAAAATATAAAAACAGTAACAACAAACCAAACAATTAAAATGTCAATTATTAAAGCAGTCAATCTTGATTTGAACAGAGTTTCATTTAGCGACGTAAAAACCGACAATCATGGAAGAAAAATGGTATATGTAAATTACAATGGCGGAAAGATTATGGTTCAAACACCAAAGATGTATGTGCCAAATGGTGTTAAGAGATGGAGAAAGAAGGATGCTGTAGATAATAAGGATGATTCTTTTGAAATGGAATTATCTTTTGGTGGAGAAGACAAAGAAGACAAGAATTCACTTGAGATCAAGGAATTTCACAATAAATTGGAACAATTTGATTCTTTGGTAAAGAATGCAATTATGTCAAAGAGCAAGGAATGGTTAGGTAAACCAAAGGTTTCAATGGAAACTATTGAAGATGCTTATTATGCACCTTCTGTTAAAATTCCAACTGATAAGGATGGTAATGTCTTGGATTACCCATCTCGAGTTCGTGCAAAGCTTGATAGAGAACGTGAAGGTGATTCTGATAATTTTACTGGTAGATTTTTGAGTAACAAAAGATTCAAGACTCCAGTATTAATGTTTGACGAATCAAAGAATCAAATTGTCATGAATGAATCAAACTTTGAGATGGTAGTTCCTAAGGGTAGTCAAGTAATTTGTGTATTGGAACTTGTTTATCTTAGTATTACGACAAAGGTTTCTGCAAAGTGGAAGCTTGTTCAAGCAAAGGTTTACAGAAATCAACAAAGTATTACCGGCTATGCAATGCTTGATGAAGAAGAAGAACTAGAATCTGAAAATGAAGATGAACTTGTAAATGAAACTCAAAAGCTAAATGTATCTGATGAAGACGAAGATAAAGATAAACACAAACACGAAGAATCTGACAAACACGAAGAATCTGATGTTGTTGAAGACAAAAACGAAGAATCTGTTGTTGAAGAAGAAAGTGATGAAGAAGAAATAGAACCGGTAGTTGTTATTGAAAATACTATTCCAGTTGCAAAGCCTAAGACAAGAGTCAAAAGAGGAGTTGTTGCATAAAAAACTACCCACAGTTAAAGTATGCAACAATATATACTTACCAATAAAATTTAGATTACGCGGAAAGTCGGCGGTTTGAACCCGTCTTGGTCCCGCGACAATCTTACTAACATTTCACTTTACTGTTTCTATACGCAAATCTACTTTTTTAATTTAACAGATCAATTTATTTAGGAAGTTTCATAGATTTGTAATTTTTATTAAAATGTTTATTCAACAAATTTATATTTTTCTGAGAATTTACCCATTTGAAAGCAGCGTCACCTCCCCAAATAAGCCAGCTTACGATACCATGTTTACGATGCCATTCTTTTATTTTGGGTCGCCCTGCTTTTAACCATTTTTTATAAGTTGGATAACTTGTATAAATATGTCTAGCAAACCATGCCCTCATATATTTTAGATCTTGAATAGAGATACTGTTTTTTGTAGCTAATTGTTTTGCACGTTTCCACCCAGTTTCTAAACCGCCACCAAATCCAAGTTTCTTTAATTTAAATGAATAAAGAGCTGTTTTTTTAACATTTTCAGGAACTTTTATCATTATAGAACTAACACGTCCGTGATATTGACTACGAATTTTCCCAGATCCAATTTGATCAACGGTACATATTAATTGTTTTTCTAATTTTTTTTGTTTTTTATTTAATTTTTGTAAAAACTCAAGGTCATTCCCACCTTTTCGAATATATTCTTTTTTTAATTTTTTAATATTTCTTAATAACAAATAATTCATTTTATATAATATAATATTATATATAAAATAATTAAAAAGATGTCACATTAATTTAAAAGATTAAATAATTGAATAAATAGATATCCATATTTATTTTATTTTAAAAGAACAAGTGTAAATATTATATGTCTGAATCTATTGGAATGGAATTTTCGAAAGGTCAAAAGGCTGAATGTATAAAATATTGCGAAAGTAATAATCTTTATTTTTTTCAAAGGGATCTTAACAGTTCTTCTTCTAAAATTTTTATAGCAGATACATATATAAATATATGGAATAAAATTCAAAGCTTAACTCCCAATAGATCACATTATTATGAATCATGGAGTGCACATCAACCAATGAAATTATATATAGATTATGATAAGAAAATAGACGTGGGAGACAATAGTGAAGGTATAAAGGGTAGAATAAATAGATTAGACGAAGACATAAAGCATAAAACAGACATTATCAATATTATTAATACAATAAGGGAAATGTTACCAGATATAAAGGGTGTATATATCTTAAAATCATATCCTGATATTGAAAAGAAAAGTTATCATATTATTTTTGATGGTATCCATTTTACAAAGGCAAAAAGTATTCAAGTTTATTTAGAAGAACAATTAAAGCATAAATTTCGTGATCTTTTTGAAAGTAAAATTATTGATACAAAAGTATATGCACCTATTTGTTTTCGTACACTATTATCTACAAAATGCGGTCAAAGTCGTCCATTGTATTTATTAGATACAGATATTTTTTTAAAAGAATTTGGAGAAACTATTATACCACCTGAACAAACTACTTATGAACATTTTTTAAAAACTTGTATTACAAATATTGAACCTGATAGTATACTTTTTAATTATAAATCAGAACGTAAAAAAGACAATTCAAAAAAGGTTCATTTAATGAATAATGACGAAGATATTTATTCAGATAAAGAAGTTGTAAGAAAATATCTTGATATCATGGATCCAGAAAGATGGTCAGATAGAAGTAAATGGTTAAATATTGGATATATACTGTCATCTATTAATAGAGATTATGTAGATTTATGGCATTATTTTAGTTCCAAGTGGGAAAATTACAATGAAAGTCAGGCAAATGTAGCTTGGGATTCATTTCAAAATAGTGATTATATATATACCATTAATAATTTAATTTATTTAGCAAAAAAAGATAATCAAGAAGAATTTAACGAATTATCCAAAGAAATACCAAATCACGATATCAAATTTTTACGTCCTTTTGACAATATCCTTAGTAAATTAATTTATAGATTATATGGTGAAAATTTTGTATGTAGTTCACCCGAAAAGAATGAATGGTATTATTTCAATGGTATTAGATGGAAAAAAGAAAATAAAAGTTATAATTTGCGTGTTTTAACAATTAATGAAGTATTTGCAAAAATAGAAAAATACAGACGGCAATTAATAAGAGAAAGTGCAAGTGAGGAAATTATAAAAAATTATCATAATATTTTACAACGTTTAGGAAATGGGTTAAAGTTAAATTGTTTAGAACTTGAATTTTACAATCCAAATTTTAATAAAATTATTGATCAGGACAAAGATCTTTTAGGCTTTGACAATGGAGTATATGATTTAAATACCATGGAATTTCGTAAGGGGAGATCCAGTGATTATATATCTTTATCAACCGGATACGAATATATAGAATATTCTAAAAATCACTCTTTGTACATTGAATTAATGGATCTTATTTGTAAAATTTTACCAGAACCTGACGTACGCGATTTTACGTTAAAAAGTTTGGCAAGTTGTTTAGATGGTCATAATAGAGATGAAAATTTTTACGTATGGAGTGGTAAAAATGCATCTGGTGGTAATGGAAAAAGTACTATTATGGATCTTCATTTAAAATCATTAGGAGATTATGCTTGTATTAGCCCAGTTTCATTAATTACTGGAAAGCGTGAAAATGCTAGTAGTGCAAATAGCGCTTTAGCTAGTATTAGAAACAAACGTTGTGTTATTATGCAAGAACCGGCTGCAACTGATCAAATCCAAGTAGATATAATGAAGAGTTTAACTGGAGGTGACAGAATTTCTACAAGGGAATTAAATAGTTCTCAAATTGAATTTAAACCAATGGCTAAATTATTTTTAGCCACAAATAAGCAACCAGGATTATCTGATACGGATGGAGGAACAATTAGACGTTTAAAAATAACAGAATTCGTTTCACGATTTGTAGAAAATCCAGATCCAGAGAATAGAAAAAGAGGAATTTACGAGTTTAAAATTGATAAAGAATTAAAATCGAAATTAGAAAATTATCATTGTATATTTATGAATATTTTATTAGAATATTATAAACTTTATC